ACAAACTATCAAAGGTCCTGCATTCGTTCCAACGAAGGTAGAATCATTTAATGAGTTTCAACAAAAATTTGGTGGTTTAACCGAAGATTCATATCTTCCTTATACCGCACAATCATATTTACAAGATGCTCCAAACGGAACCATTATTAGAGTATTAGGTAGTGGTGGATACACCGCTAAAGTTATTGCTTTAGTAATGTCATCATCAGCTGGTCAAAAAGTTGGCGCTATACTTCACCCAACTACAACATTGGGTACTGGTGATATGGATACCTCCACAGTAAACGCATTTGCAACTGCAGGTTCATCTTCATTCGTATTAACTTTAAGTGGTAGTGGAATCACAAGTGCTAGTGGTGTAAATGCAACATCAGCATCCATGAACCCTACTTCAGAAAATTACTTTACTAAAGTTTATGGATACGCTCCTAAATCTTCTAAAGATGCATACACATTCTTAAACTTTTCAACATTCCAATCAGCATCATTTGCTACCGGTCAAAATGTTGTAGTATCACTTCAACAAGTAGATACTGATTACACCAAAGATTATTCTGAAGCATCTACACCCTTTATTCTTTCTCAAAAAGTTGGTGGTGTAGCTAAAAACTTATTTAAAGTTTATACTCTTTCCCACGGAACTGCTACCAATTATGAATTTAAAATTGGTATCCGTGATATTAAACCCGCTTCCGAAGTACCAGGTTCCGAATATGGAACATTTACTTTACAAGTTCGTAAAGTAGATACTGGAAAAATCCCTAACTCAATCTTTGGAACAAATGTTCAAGATTCAGATACACGACCAAATATTGTAGAAGAATTTACAGGTCTTAACCTTGACCCAAATTCACCTAACTACATCGCTAGAGTTATTGGAGATAGATACGTTACTGTAGATGCAAATGGTAAATTAGAGTTTGAAGGAGATTATCCTAATAATTCCCCATACATCCGTGTTGAAATGGAAGATGATGTAACAAATGCCGCTATTGATTCATCATTAGTTCCCTTTGGATTTGCCGCAGTAACTTCACCACTTCATAGTTCATATACTTTACCTGAACCAACCTATGTTGTATCACAATCCTTGGGTGGTGTGGTAAATACAAAAGTATTCTTTGGATACGATTTTGATTTTTCTACAACTGATAATTTAAACTTTTTATCACCAACACCAGATGCAAATACTGAAACGGTTGGTTCTAACTTTGATTTGGCTACTTGTCATTCAAATGGTACTACGGTATCCCTAACTTCAGATGTGGCTGCTAAGAAATTTATGGTTCCGTTCCAAGGTGGATTTGATGGTTGGGAACCAAACCGAGTAATTTCAATTGGTGAATCAATTACCGCTGGTAATACCCAAGGATTAGATTGTTCATCCGCTACGGCTGCTGGTACTGTTTCACTTCGTAAAGCAATTAACGCAGTTTCAAATCCTGATGAATTTGATATAAACTTATTGGTAATTCCAGGATTATTACACAGTCAACACTCTTCAGTTACTACATTCGCTAAGGATATGTGTGAAGATAGACAAGATTGTTTCTTTGTAATGGATACCGCACGATATACTGATTCAAATACAACGGTTGTAAACGCATTAACTTCGTTTGATTCTAACTATGTTGCTACTTACCACCCATGGGTTAAAATCCTTGATACTGATAAGAACAAGCCTGTGTGGGTTCCACCAAGTGTTGTTCTTCCTGGCGTTCTTGCTTTTAACGATTCAGTTGCTGCTGAATGGTTCGCACCCGCAGGTTTAAATCGTGGTGGTTTAACTGATGTTATTGAAGTTAAATCTCGATTGACTCAAAGTGAAAGAGATACACTCTACGAAGGTCGTGTGAATCCAATCGCTACATTCCCTGGTCAAGGTGCTACTGTATTTGGTCAAAAGACCTTACAAGCTAAACCATCCGCTTTGGATAGAATCAATGTTCGTAGATTATTAATTAGTGTAAAAAAGTATATCGCTTCATCTACAAGATTTTTAGTATTTGAACAAAATACGGCTGAAACACGAAATCGTTTCTTATCAATTGTAAATCCATACTTGGAATCAATTCAACAAAGAAATGGTCTTTACGCATTCCGTGTAGTAATTGATGAAACCAATAACACACCCGATGTGATTGATAGAAACATTTTAGTAGGAGAACTTTTCCTAAAACCAACAAAGACGGCAGAATTTATTGTACTTGATTTTAACATCTTACCAACGGGCGCAACCTTCCCCGAGGCATAATTTAAAAAATAGTATATTTATATAAAATATTAGGAGAATTTAAAATGGCAAATCTACTTACACCACAAGAGATAATGTTTACAAACTTTGAACCAAAAATGTCAAACAGGTTCATTATGTATATTGGGGGAATCCCAGCATATCTTATTAAGGCAGCTGGGCGACCCGAAATAGCTAATGGTAAAGTGGTTATTGACCACATTAATACTCGTAGATACATCAAAGGTCGTTCTGAATGGCAGGATTTATCAATTACCCTTTACGACCCCGTCGTTCCATCTGCGGCTCAAGCCGTTATGGAGTGGGTTCGTTTACACCACGAGTCTGTAACAGGTCGTGATGGTTATTCTGATTTTTACAAAAAGGAAATTGTATTTAACTCACTAGGCCCAGTCGGTGATAAAGTTGAAGAATGGACATTAAAAGGTGCATACATTCAAACTGCAAAATTTTCAGATATGGATTACACAGGCGAAGATTTAGCCACTGTAGAATTAACATTAACTTACGATTACGCTATTTTACAATACTAATTTAGAATTAAAAAATAATAAACCCCACTTTGGTGGGGTTTTTTGTTTTAAAAAGTTTTATTTCTATATTTATATACAATTAACTAAAAAGGAATTTAAAATGAAAAATTTTGTATACAAAATTGAAGATAATATCATTGTATATGTTAGTGGAGTTGGAACAATTGTAGATACTGCAGATTCTAACTTTTTTACAATTGATAGTGCAACTGAAGAGTGGGGTCTACCAGCATCTGGTTGGAATAAAGAAAACTATTTGGGTGTTGCTGTTGATTTAGAAACTCCAGCCGATTATCCTAACACCTCATATAAATTGGTTGGTAGCGATGGTAACCGGTCTATTGAAGCTGTTATTTAAAGTAATAAAAAAATAAGTTATGAATCAAAATTTAAACGATGACTACACAAATGATAATGTAGTCGAACAATTAAGAAAAGAACACGAACTAAAAGAGCTCAAAAACTATCAGTTTCCAACTGAAGTTATTGAATTACCATCTCGTGGTTTAATTTACCCATTGGATAATCCTCTTTCAAGTGGTAAAATTGAAATGAAGTATATGACTGCAAAAGAAGAAGATATTCTTACAACTCAGTCATATATTAAGGATGGTTCAGTTTTAGACCGATTATTTCAATCTCTTATTGTATCAAATGGTGAGGGTTTGCCAATCAAATATGTTGATTTGGTTACGGGTGATAAAAATGCTATTATGATTGCAGCTCGTATATTGGGTTATGGTAAAGATTATGAAGTAGAAATTACCGACCCGTTTAGTAATAAAAAGCAAAAAGATGTGATTGATTTAACACAATTTGATAACAAACCATATGATGGTTCTACTCAAACTGAATTAAACAAAAATCAATACGAATTTAAACTACCACGTTCCGAAAGACATGTAACCTTTATGGCTATGACTGAATCAAAGGAGCGTAAAGTAAAACATCAAGTTGAAGAGATTACAAAAGCCAATCGTAAAATAAAAGATGAAACCTCAAGAGAATTGACCACTCGTCTAAAAACTATGATTTTATCAGTAGATGGTGATTTTGACCAAAGAGTAATTAATCACTTTGTAGATAATGAACTATTTGCAGTTGATTCAAAAGCATTACGAGGTTATATTGCTGAAGTTATTCCTGATATAGATTTAACTTATGAATTTGTTTCTGAAGAAACGGGCGAAAGGAGGGAGATAGGTCTACCATTAGACATCACCTTTTTTTGGCCTAACTCCTGAATATAGAAAACATTTACATACTCACATTTTTGATTTAATATACCACGGAAATGGTGGATTTAACTTTACCGATGTATAC